ATAAGGTCTGGCAGAGTGCCTCAAAATTTGGTGATAAAGTCTCCAATGAAGCCGGATATATTCCACCAACAATCTACAATGACGTCTTTGGTACCGTCCCCTCTCCTCTTAAACCGGATGATTACTCAGATATTGGAGAAGGAATGTGTCTGGCCAGGAATTGCCATAATCAGCTCAAATATTCTGACGGTACAGATTACATCCGCTTTGTAAAAGACCACTGGATTGAAACGAAAGCACAACAATTTGCAGCGGCAGAAGAATTTCTAAAGATACAGCTCTCTGATGCCCTCAGTGATTTGAAGAAGGCAAAGGAAGCACTCGAAACGGTTGGATTAAGTGAGATACAGGTTCAAGCAGCGAAGAAATCTCCTGCCAATTTCCAAGACAACCAGCTCCACGCCGCCCTGAATTACTACAGTGCACAGCAGTATCTCGCCTTCGTCATGAAACGCAGAGATATGAAATATGTCAAAGCTGCCTTGGAAGCCGCAAAGCCATTATTGGAAATCAATACAGAGGACCTAGATGCTGACCCATTCTTATTGAATACCCCTGCTGGCACGTATGACCTTCGCAAAGGATTGTCAGGCATAAAACCCCATGATCCATTGGACCTCATCACAAAAATTACCAGGGTCTCTCCTGGAAATGATGGTGAAGATCTCTGGCTTGGAAGTCTAGATAAAACATTTGAGGGAGATCAGGAACTGATTGACTACGTTCACAAAGTTGTCGGTTTATCGGCGATTGGCAAGGTGTTTGTAGAAGCCTTAGTTATTTCCTATGGAACCGGGTCCAACGGCAAATCAACATTCTGGAATTCTATCAATGCGGTCCTTGGATCTTATGGTGGGCAATTGAGTGCTGACACTCTGACAGTCCACTCACGGTCAAACACGAAACCAGAAATGGCTGAACTCAAAGGTAAGCGACTTGTTATCGCTGCAGAGTTGAAAGAAGGTGTTCGATTGGATACCTCAATGATTAAGCAGCTCTGTTCTACTGACCAAGTGTACGCCGAGAAAAAATATAAAAGCCCATTTGGTTTCAAACCAACTCACACCCTTGTCCTCTATACCAACCACTTACCAAGGATCGGTGCCAATGATCCAGGAACCTGGCGGCGACTAATTGTTATTCCTTTTGATGCAACAATCACCGGATCTTCGGATATCAAGAATTATTCAGATTACCTTGTTCACAATGCTGGTCCAGCCATTTTGAAATGGATCATTGAAGGCGCTAAACAAGTAATCAATGAGGATTATGACTTAACACTTCCAACTTGTGTTCAGGACGCCATTGATGCCTACAGGGAATCAAACGACTGGTTGACACATTTCATTGAAGACTGCTGTGAAGTGGATAAGACCTATTCCGAAAAGTCAGGTCCTTTATACCAGCAATATCGGCAATATGCTCAAGCAAATGGTGAATTCATCAGAAGCACGCAGGACTTCTATTCATCATTAGAAATTGCAGGATTCGATCATTACAGAAGCAACAAAGGCAAATACGTGAAGGGATTACGGTTAAATACTGACTTCACCGGTATTTAAGCCAAAATTACGTAAAGAGTGCCGGTCGGTGCCAATCGTATAGGAAAGTTTACAAGGGGAATAAAAATATCCCCATATAAAAGTTCCTGTAATGAGTGGCACCGGGTGGCACCACCTATCTCTCTGATGCTCGAAAAAGACATCGAGAAGCTGCTGATAGAGGCAGTTCACAGGCATAATGGCCTATGTCTGAAATGGGTCTCACCTGCCTTTGATGGAGTCCCTGATCGAATCATCCTGCTGCCATACAAAAAAATTGCATTTGCTGAGCTGAAAGCACCTGGCAAGAAAATGAGACCACTCCAGCTCAGGCGAAAGATTCAGCTTGAACACCTTGGCTTCAAAGTGTACTGCATCGATTGTCCCCTCGTGATCGAACCAGTACTGAATGAGATCGAAGGTGGCTCAATATGAAGTACGAACCACATGAATACCAATCCTATGCCACCCAATATATCGAGGAACATCCAGTATCTGCCATTTTCCTTGATATGGGGCTCGGCAAGACTGTCTTAACCCTAACGGCAATCAACAATCTGATCTATGACGAGTTTGCTGTAAATAAAGTCCTGGTAGTCGCCCCACTCCGCGTAGCTAGAGACACCTGGCCGGCAGAGATCCGTAAGTGGGACCATTTGAGAAATCTCACCTACACAGTCGCTGTTGGCACAGAAGCTGAACGGAAAGCCGCACTCTGGCAGAATGCCGATGTCACAATCATCAACCGTGAAAATATTCCTTGGTTAATTGAGCAGTCAGGTGTTCACTTCCACTGGGACATGCTTGTCATTGATGAACTGTCATCCTTCAAGTCATGGAAGGCCAAACGATTCAAGTCCTTAAGAACAGTACGGCCATTCATCAAACGGATTGTTGGTTTGACTGGCACGCCATCATCAAATGGCTTAATGGATCTATTCTCCGAGTTCCGTTTGCTTGATAAGGGTGAACGTTTAGGCAAGTACATCACTGGTTATCGAGATAACTACTTCCGGCCAGTCGGATATGGGCCTTATGCACATAGCTACATCCTGCTACCAGGTGCAGAGCAAAGAATCTATGACAAGATTTCGGACATTACTATCTCCATGAAATCATCAGACTATCTGCACTTACCTGATCTGGTCCTTAACAATGTAGAAGTCTCAATGTCCAAGGATGAACGAGAACTCTATGACACCCTGGCAAAGGAAATGGTTGTGTCCTTACAAGGGACAGAGATTGATGCCATGAATGCTGCTGTTCTATCTGGCAAGCTAGCTCAGATGGCCAATGGGGCAATCTATGATGAGAACAAGGATATCATTCATATTCATGACCGAAAGCTAGATGCACTTGAAGATTTAATTGAAGCAGCTAATGGAAAGCCTGTCTTAATAGCCTATTGGTTCAAACATGACTTGGCACGGATCAAAGAACGTTTTCCGGTCCGAGAACTGAAGTCATCACAAGACATTCAGGACTGGAATGCTGGTTACATACCAATTGCCGTCATCCACCCCGCTTCTGCGGGCCATGGACTGAACCTGCAATCCGGTGGTTCTACCTTGATCTGGTTCGGACTGACCTGGTCTCTGGAACTCTATCAGCAGACCAATGCCCGTCTATACCGGCAAGGTCAGACAGAAACTGTTGTAATACACCACATCATAACAAAGGGAACTGTTGATGAAGACATCCAACAGGCCCTTGAGTCAAAGAACACAACACAGACAGCGTTAATCAACGCAGTAAAGAAGGTGATCAGATGAACACATCAACTACTAATCAAGTGTTGGCGAATGTTGGCGAAATCACCGAGCAGACAACTAACGAAAAGTTGTCAAAGGTTGCCGGAATCGCTAGCCCGACTACTAATCAAGAGTTGCCAAACGTTGGAGAAAAGACGATTGCTTTAACTGATGATAAGTCGTGGAAAGTAGTGAAAAAGATGATTATGACAACTGATGCCGATTCTCAAAAGGTTGCCAAGGATGCAATCTGTGCAACTATCAGGGCCCTTTGTAACTATGACAGCATGAAATTCATCATATCTGACACTCCACGAAAGATCCGGGAAATTGAAGACACAGCTGCTGGTATTCACTCTCCTATTATTGATGGAATGCCAAAAATCAACAATTACAACGCCCATGAAGAGAAGCTGTTGCATGCCATTGAGATCACAGATGTGTATGCCAGACGTTATTATTCCGCCATTAAATTCATGAAGTGGTTTGAGCCGGCATGGCAGCATCTCTCTGAAGATGAACGTTATATTCTTCATGAGTTCTACATGACCGGAGCCCAGGAAAAAAGCATTGCAGTGTACACGATCATGAATAACTTCAGCATTGAACGTAGTTCTGCCTACAACAAAAAGAACCGAGCAGTACAACATCTTGCCACTCTACTTTTTGGGGTAATGATTTAAAAAGATTAGCTCTCAATAAAACTGAAAGCTTTTCTTTTTATATACTAATGCTATATAGTTAAGTAAAGGTAGATAAGTATGGCTATGAAATATGGAATATCAGGCTCAGGCTACAGCGTACATCAAGGTGACGTTAGTTCTTTTGCGCATAAAGTAGGGACTAAGTATTCTGAAGAACATCCGAAGTTAGCAAAAAAACATCCAAAGATGAAACAGGGTAAAAAATACCAAAAAAAGATGGCTGAAATGAGAAAACGTGAAATTCAGCGACGGGAAAAGCAAAATAAACAAAAAGTGAAAGCCACACCAGAAGAGCGTGCTGAAAGAAGACGTATTCAACTTGCAAATATTGCAGTAAAAAAGGAAAGAGAAGCATTGCAACAAGCTGAATTAAAGCTGCAAAAAAAGAATAACCTTTTAAAGCTTCAAACAATTTTGAAAGAAACTGCAAATGGCACAATAGAATTGTGTTGCGAAGTAAATGAAGAAATGTTAGAAAATGTATATGACAAAATTGCTATTGATGGCAAATACATTTTTACTGACAAAATACAGCTTTCTTATCAAGGCAGACTGGCTATCCTTCATCGATTAGATCATTTTACATTTCATTATAATAAAAGATTATATGAACTAATGATTGATTCGAATGCATCAAAAATCAGTTTGTTGGTAAAAGGAAATTGCAATGTTGAAATATCTTTAGTAATAACAAAAATATTCCAAATTGAATCATCTAACTTTGGAAATCATTATGAAATATTAGATTCTGCAATCAATTCAAGATTTCCTAGCATATTAATACTATGGAACAATGATGAAAGAATATAGATAATTTGAATTGTAAATTAGGATCGAGAATTGAATAAGAAGAAATTATTTATGAAGAATTCTTATGCCAATGAAATATGACGTTTCTGGTTCAGGTAATACTGTACACCTTGGTGATGCAGGAGCATTTTCAAAATAAATCAATTCTTCAAAAACATCTTAAGATAATTTTTTTAATGCGCCTAAACGGATACTTTTTGACTATTGAGTATTTAATAGTATTATTCTTCAAAGAAAATTCGAAATGTTATACTAATATATGTAGTAATCCTTGTATTAAAATAATTAAAAATCAGGAGAGATGATTTATGGCAATGATTAAATGTCCAAAGTGTGGTGAAATGATTTCTGACAAAGCTGCAAAATGCGTTCATTGCGGTTTTGATTTGACTAAAAAGTCAAAGAAAATATGCAAAGAGTGTGGAGCTGAACTAGAAGATGGCGCAACAATATGCGGAAATTGTGGTTGCCCAGTTGAAGAAAAAGTAGACATTGAAAACACAGTTTCAGTTTCAAATGTCAAAGAAAGCAAAACAGATATCGATACGTCAAGCTCAGATGATACCAAAAAGGCTGACGACTCAAAAAAAGGCACAACATCAGCGAAATCAAATCAAACTAATAGTACTTATAAAAAAAGAAGTATATCAAAAAAGTGGATTGGTATTATTATCGGAGTGGTTGTGGTTCTGGTAATAGGCTTAATTAGTGTGCAAATGAAAAAACAGGCAGAAATCAAAGCACAACAAGAAGCTGAAGCAGCTGCTGAGGAACAATATGGTGAAGATATTAAAAATTTGAATGATACATTATTGGTGGCAACTGCCAGAGCAGAAACCTGTGGAAATAAAATACATGATGTTTGGTACAATACCATTTGGAAAAAGAATGATACTGAAACAGACAAATTTACCATTGATAGTGTGACAGGAAGTTTCAACTCTGATTTCAATACATCATTAACGAATCTTTTTAGCAATCAAGATTTCAAAAAAACGGAAAAAGCTGTAGCTAATGATATGGATGAAATTACTGAATTAATGAAAGCCTTAAAGAATCCACCAGAAAAATGGACTGATGCTTATAATGCAATACAAAATTTCTATAATGATTATGTAAAATTTGAAAATATTGTAACTAGTCCAAGTGGAAGTTTAACATCATATACTCAAGAATTTAATCAGATAGATCAAGATGCCGTCACTGATTATAACAAAATGAAACTTTATATAGAATAGTATTTAATGAGTAATTTCGTGGACAAAATCCGACAAGTTACCTGCTATACTAATAGAGTAAGAAAAGGCAAACAAGTCCTCGTACATATACACGAGGGCTTTTCTTTGTGGAGACCGCATGCCAACAAAACCAAAGCACCCCTGTGCATATCCTGGCTGTCCAGAGCTGACAAATAAGCGATACTGTGACAAGCACCAAAAGATGGTGAACCAACAGTATGAACGATATGGACGTGATCCAATTGAGCGATTAAGGTACCAGAGATCCTGGAAGAAAATTCGTAACACCTATATCCATACCCATCCTCTCTGTGAAGAGTGTCTAAGACAAGGCAAGACGACTTTTGCAACAGAAGTTCACCACATCGTTCCCTTGGGTCATGGAGGTACGAATGACTGGGACAACCTGATGTCTTTATGCAAGCCTTGCCACTCTCGCATCACGGCTCAGATGGGTGATCGCTGGCCAACAAAAAAACTGTAGCTAATTAACTACAGTCAAAAGGTTAAGTAGGAACCCATCAGAGCACGGAAGATGTGTGACAATCTTTTGCAGCAAAAACAGGATGAAGCAAATGATGGTCATAACATCAACTACGGTTTGTAGTACCTCTATAGGATTAAGTGACGGGTGCCCCACAAGATGTCACTCATCCTCCGTTGGCTTCGATTTCTTTTGGGTTCGCTGGGGCAATTCAAATATAGCACCGATATTGTAATCTTACAATCGTTGAATGGTAGGGGGATCTCAATCTCTACGTCCCTTTTGATGGAAAACGGCGCAAGGGTCACGCGCGCAAAAATAGCATTTCAAAGGCCTAATTAAAGGAGTAAACTAAATACATGGATACAAGAACACAGAGAAATATATTAAGAGCTCACTGGGTACACAAACAGATTCCTGCAAAAGACTCTGTAAGTGGCGTGCTTTATAGCCCGCACTGCAATTGTAGTAATTGCGGCTTTGAAGTAAACATGGAAAAAGAAACCTGCCCACATTGTGGAGCAAAAATGAGTGAGGATTCAATGTAGCCTGATTATACTGGCTACAATATACAGAAAGTCGGCAAGACCCCAAATTGCCGACTTTTTATATACCTATTCATCATTTTTCTTTATGATTACTGCATTGCCGTTTGCTGTAACACCAAATATATACGGTAAGTAAGTAGTGCCACCATGTACATTTGCTGTTTCCGGATCAAGATTAATGTAATCAAAATCAACACCAATGACAGCATTGCATCCAAGATCATATGCTTTTTCTTTTAGTTCCTGCAATGCATTTCTTCTAATTACAGCAAGACTATCCATTAACATATCTTTGACATTTACAGCCTGATTTGCTTTAAAAAACGCACCTGACGTTCCTCTGTCGATTTCAACTGCATCGTCGCCAGAGATATATCCTGAATACTTAACAATCGTATAACCATCAAAATTAAAGCCTGATGTTATCAGCATATTCGCTAATTTTGCATTTTTAGTTCTCTGTATTTCATCCTTTAACTTATTTGCTTTCTCGTCTTCTTCATCCTTTATTTTTTTGGCTTTTTCAGCTTCTTCAGCTATTTTTATTTTTTCTTTTTCTCCAATGGCAAATTCCGACTTCACTAAGGATAGTGCTTCTTCTATATGATTATCTTCAATACGCCAACCATCCCACGTACTCCACTTCACATACTCAGGTTGATATTTTGAAAAAACTGACTGTACAAAATCAGCTTCAAAATTATATTTTTTTGTAAATTCAGCAATTTTCATAACCATAATTCACTTCATCTCCTTTAATAACTTTATTGCTTCAGTGTTGCTCGGATCTATGTCAAGAATTAGGTTCACATACCTTTTGGCATTTTTTGGGTCACTCTTACATTTATCTAAAAGATTATTAATATCATTATCGATAGAAATACTAGATGAACCTGTTAGATTATTTAAATATTCATCCTTCACATATCTAGTGCCACAGAATCTACACACTAAGTAACCATCTATTTCTTCAAACTGATTACTACCACAGTTCTTACATACAATTGTTTTCATAATTTTATTTCCCTGGATTAATTTTATATTACAAAAATTTTAATATCATCATATTACTACCTAATATTCAAAAGAAATAGCATAAATATAGGAGATGCACATGGCAAAAGATGGAACGAGACGTGGCGGTCCACGCTTAGGATCTGGTAAAAAGAAAAAGGCACTCACGCAGGCTATGCTTGAAGGCCGTAAAACCACAATAGTAGATCTACCCTCACCATCTGAAATTACTGGTGAAGATATGCCACCTATTAAAGAGTTTATGAAAGCCAAGCAGAAAAATGGTGAAGAACTCGTTGCTACAGCAGTTTACAAAGAAACATGGAGCTGGCTCAGAGAACGAGGATGCGCAGAAATCATCAATGTGCAGCTCATAGAGCAATATGCAATGTCCGTCTCAAGATGGATACAATGTGAAGAAGCAATTTCTGAATACGGAATGTTGGCTAAGCACCCTACCACTGGCAATGCTATCGCATCACCATATGTCACCATGAGTCAGGCTTATATGAAGCAGGTCAATCAGACCTGGTTCCAGATATTTCAGATTGTTAAAGAAAACTCCACATCTGACTTCAGCGGGCTTAGCCCACAAGATGATGTTATGGAACGTTTATTAAGTGCAAGAAAGAGGTAAGTTCATGATTATCGAAAAGAAGAAGCTGTCAGCTCTTATCCCGGCTGACTATAACCCACGTAAGGATCTAAAACCTGGTGATCCAGAGTATGAAAAATTGAAGCGGTCCCTGGACCAATTTGGCTATGTTGATCCAATCATCTGGAATAAAGCGACCGGTCGAGTTGTTGGCGGGCATCAGCGTTTGAAAGTACTGAAGGACTCCGGAGTAGAAGAAGTAGAATGTGTAGTCGTAAATCTTGATGAAGAACACGAGAAAGCGCTGAACATTGCCCTGAATAAGATCTCTGGTGAATGGGACAAGGACAAGTTAGCGTTGTTGATTACTGATCTGCAGGGTACAGAATTTGATGTTTCCATCACTGGTTTCGATCAGGCTGAACTGGATGACCTTTTTAAAACAGATGTAAAGAATAACGTCCATGAGGATGACTTTGATATAGATGCCGAGTTAAAGAAACCAATCTTCTCAAAGTCAGGTGATCTATGGAAGCTGGGAGAGCACCGCCTCATTTGTGGTGACAGTACCTTCTCAACCACTTATGAAACATTGATGAATGGCAAACTAGCAAACTTGGTCATTACCGACCCGCCATATAATGTGAACTATGAAGGATCTGCCGGCAAGATCAAGAACGACAACTTAGAAGAAAACAAGTTCTACCAATTTCTACTTGCTGCATTTACAAATACTGAAAAAGCAATGGCAGATGACGCCAGCATCTATGTGTTCCATGCGGACACAGAAGGCCTAAATTTCAGAAAGGCTTTCCAGGATGCTGGTTTTTATTTGTCTGGTTGCTGCATCTGGAAGAAGAATAGTTTGGTCCTTGGTCGGTCACCTTATCAATGGATACACGAACCAGTCTTATTTGGTTGGAAGAAGAAAGGCAAGCACGCCTGGTATGCCGGTCGTAAAGAAACGACAGTATGGGAGTATGACAAACCAAAAAAGAATGGTGAACATCCTACAATGAAGCCGATTCCCCTACTCTCATATCCAATTTTGAACAGCTCTATGACTGGCTGTTTAGTTCTCGACCCGTTTGGTGGATCTGGTTCCACCTTAATTGCCTGTGAACAGACAAAACGAATCTGCTATATGGCTGAATTAGATGAAAAATACTGCGATGTGATTGTGAACCGATACATTGAAAACATAGGAAAAACCGATGGTATTATATGCGTTCGCGATGGCCTTGAATATTCTTACAATGATATTCAAGAATTGATGAAGAAATCAGCATAATGTCGCAATTTGGTCCTTGCTATATGTACCTTTCAGAGTGATGTATATACATGCCAAAGGAGGCATATAACATGCAATCATATCAATTCAGAATCGAATTGACGCAACGAAAGAAGCTGGCAAACACGATCGCTGATTTTTATCACACCAAAGCGGAATATAAGATGCCTGATTTTCGTTATGTCATCAACAAACAAATTACAGTCAACAAATATGGCATTGTCGAAGTAAACCCTAAAATGGATACTGCAGATATTGCAACACTACTAGATTATCTTGCTGACCACGGATTCTGTACCGCAAAGAAGCAGGAAGAACCAGATATTTTAGGAATCTCTGTACCTGCACCGAACGATAAAGGGCATACTCGCCAAAATATTGAGTGTTTTATCCAAGCGTACCGTCCAATTCTAGCTAAGATCTTTGAAACAAACTGTTTTCTGATCAATGAAGAAGATGGAAAACTAAGTTTCCCATGGTTCAAGCCTACGGATGATCCTGAAATAACCAATGCCTATATGGAATTCATTACAAAGCTTATCAAGACGGCTCAAAATAGTGCACGTATGTCAGCGAAGCCTGTCGCCTTAGATAACGAAAAATTTACCTGGCGGACCTGCTTATTACATCTCGGCTTCATAGGTGATCAATATAAACAAACAAGAAAGATCTTAATGAAGAACCTAGAAGGAAATTCGGCCTTCCGTCATGCAAATAAAACAAGAAAGGATGGCAATTTATGATGCATCTCCCTTCTCAAGCTATTATCGAACAACTCAGAAACAATTACCCTACTGGCTGCCGTGTGAAACTCGACACCATGGATGATCCACATGCTCCAGAACCAGGAACTGAAGGAACTGTTCTAGGTGTTGACGATATCGGATCAATTATGGTTGCCTGGGACAATGGTTGTACTCTCAGTGTTGCTTTAGGTGCTGATAAATGTTCTCGTATCTAGACACACTCGGCTATGTGTATCATCCAATTTCTACACTTTAGAGGGATGTATATACATGGAAAGAGAGGTTCTTATTATGAGAGAACTCAATATTGATGATTACTGGATCACAACTGCGGAGGATCATTTGGCACAGCGTTATTATGCTGATCAAAAGTTTGGAGGTCCTAGGAACCACAGTGCGTTTACAGGCTTTACGGAAGCAATCTCTATGCTAGGCCTATGCTGGCGCATTGAAAAGAATGGCGAGGCCAGGATTTGGGACCCGAACCACGAAGAAACATTTGAAGATGTAGACACAGATTAAACTGTGTATCATCCAATTCTTCTTGATAAGAGGCAATATGAAGATGCCATAGAAAAGGCAAGGAGGATTCAATTATGTGGAACAAGGGAACTGTAAAGGTTAATGGAAATAGCTACACTTATACTGCTAAGGTATTTGATGAAGAATCAGACTTCGGAATCGATTGTGGGAGAGTTTCAGTTCTATCAATCAGAAATGCAGAAGGACAAGAAATTGTCAGCTACTATCGTGGTTGGGACATTATGTCAAAAGATACTGAAGTCACAAAGGCTTATGACAAAGTTATGAGCATCATCACAAAGTAACAAAAATATAAAATCTGATAAACATTGGTGGCATGCCACCTGTTTATCGTACAGTCGACCAATAGGTCGTTTTTATTTGGAAAGGAGACTACCATGCTATGGCAATGAGAAAGCTGAAGAAATACACACCAACACAGTTCATTGCCAAGGATAGTACCTACAACAAACAAGCAGCTGATTATGCTGTTTCATTTATTGAAGCTTTGCATCACACTAAAGGCACCTGGGCAGGAAAATCTTTTGATCTCATTGACTGGCAAGAACAGATCATACGTGACCTGTTTGGCTGCCTGAAGCCGAATGGATATCGTCAGTTCAATACTGCCTACGTAGAAATTCCAAAGAAGATGGGAAAATCTGAACTGGCTGCAGCTGTTGCCCTGCTTCTTTGTTGTGGCGATAGTGAAGAACGTGCTGAAGTATATGGCTGTGCTGCTGACAGGCAGCAGGCCTCAATTGTATTCGATGTTGCGGCCGACATGGTACGCATGTGTCCTGCCTTGAATAAGCGTACAAAGATCTTAGCTGCCACAAAGCGGATTATCTATTTGCCTACCAACAGTTTCTATCAAGTGTTATCTGCTGAAGCTTACTCTAAACATGGCTTCAATGTGCATGGTGTTGTCTTCGATGAGCTACATACCCAGCCAAATCGAAAGCTCTTTGATGTTATGACTAAAGGCTCTGGTGATGCCAGAATGCAGCCATTGTATTTTTTGATTACTACTGCAGGTACGGATACTCATTCGATCTGCTATGAACAACATCAAAAAGCAGAAGATATCCTAGCCGGTCGTAAAGTGGACCCCACTTTCTATCCTGTCATCTATGGTGCAAAACCGGAAGAAGACTGGACTGATCCAAAGGTATGGAAGAAAGCAAATCCATCTCTTGGCATTACGGTTGATATTGAGAAGGTAAAAGCTGCATGTGAATCAGCGAAGCAGAATCCTGGAGACGAGAATGCCTTTCGTCAGCTCAGACTAAATCAGTGGGTAAAACAGGCAGTCCGCTGGATGCCAATGGACAAATGGAATGCTTGTGCATTTCCTGTTGATGAACACGAACTTGAAGGCCGTATCTGCTATGGTGGACTAGATCTTTCTTCTACAACTGATATCACGGCTTTTGTTTTGGTTTTTCCACCTCAGTATGAGGATGACAAATATATCGTTCTCCCCTACTTCTGGATACCAGAAGAAAATGTTATTCTGCGAGTCAATCGTGATCATGTACCTTATGACATTTGGATCAAACAAGGTTGCATGGAAACAACCGAAGGTAATGTTGTTCACTATGGTTATATTGAAAAATTCATCGAGAAGCTTGGTGAACGATTCAATATTCGTGAGATAGCTTTTGACCGCTGGGGAGCAACACAAATGGTTCAAGACCTTGAAGGTATGGGCTTCACAGTTGTGCCATTTGGACAAGGGTTCAAAGACATGAGTCCGCCTACCAAAGAGTTGATGCGTTTGACCTTGGAACAGAAGATTGCCCATGGTGGCCAGCCCGTTCTTTCATGGATGATGGACAACATCTTCATTCGCCGTGATCCAGCTGGCAATATCAAAGCAGACAAGGAAAAATCTACTGAGAAAATTGATGGCGCAATTGCCATGATTATGGGACTAGATCGAGCAATCCGCTGCGGTAATGATAACAGCGAATCTGTTTATGATACTCGTGGATTATTGATTCTATAAAATGTGGATAACTTCTGATATTCTGTGGATTACTCACTTAAATTCATCATTTTTGGGACAACTTTCGGACCTAAATGTGGCTTACCTTCTTTTATACTTTCTTCATGAAAGGAAAATGCTAAAAAAGGTCCTGCAGCCTTTGATAACAGCGATGATTAACCTACTCACAGCAATCATTCTGATCAAACAAGCACGCAAGACCAAGTAACATCCAGGCAGCACATTGATGCGGCCTGTCCAAGAGAGTTTACCTCTCTTTAGAGATCATAGCATAAAAGGAAGAAATTCATCATGCCACATCAAATTCAACACATTTCATTATTGAGAGCTTTCGATACCGGGTTTCAAATCTATACCAATAAAGCAGAGGACACTTTCTTAAAATCAATGAAAGTCGCCTTTGCTGCAAGACAAGCATGGAACCAGGCGGCGACTGCAGGTGTTACAGAAGAGGATCTTGCAGATTGTCTGAATCTGAACCAGTCAGAAGAAAACTGAATCATTATTTGGCACCTCCTAGTGAGGTGCTTTTTTATTGGAGGGCTAAATTATGAGCATCTTTCATCGAATCTTTCAATCAAGAGATAAACCGGTAACCAACATCACTAATGGAAGTGGTTATCGGTTTTTATTTGGTCCTTCTACTGCTGGCAAAAATGTCACAGAAAGAAGTTCCATGCAAATGACAGCAGTTTACTCCTGTGTCCGTATTCTTTCAGAAGCTGTTGCCGGTCTCCCCTTGCACTTATTTGAGTATGACGAAAATGGATCCAAGAAGAAAGCAATCGATAATCCGATGTATTTCATACTCCATGATGAACCAAATCCAGAAATGACATCGTTTGTCTTCCGTGAAACTTTGATGACCCATCTACTTTTGTGGGGAAACGCTTATGCGCAGATTATCCGAAATGGAAAAGGAGACATTGTAGCTCTCTACCCTTTGATGCCTGATCGGATGACTGTGGATCGTGATGAACATGGGCAGCTTTATTACTCCTACGTTGTCAGAGATACCGATGCACCGACTCTAAAAGACACAACTGTTATTTTGCCACCTTCCCAAGTTTTACATATTCCTGGTCTTGGTTTTGATGGCTTAGTTGGTTATTCACCGATTGCAATGGCCAAAAATGCAATTGGAATGTCAATTGCTGCAGAAGAATATGGGGCTAAGTTCTTCTCAAATGGTGCCTCTCCTGGTGGTGTTCTTGAACATCCTGGTGTTGTGAAAGATCCGGAACGCATCCGAGAATCCTGGCAGTCGACATTTGGTGGCTCTGGCAATTCAAATAAGATAGCAGTACTTGAAGAAGGTATGAAATTCACCCCAATCTCGATATCACCAAATGAGGCTCAATTTTTGGAAACTAGAAAGTTCCAGATTGATGAGATTGCGCGGATCTTCCGTATCCCTCCACATATGCTGGCTGACCTTGAAAAGTCATCTTTCTCAAACATCGAGCAGCAATCACTTGAATTTGTGAAGTATACCCTTGATCCCTGGGTTGCACGATGGGAGCAGTCAATGAATCGTCGATTACTTACTGCTGATCAAAAGAGTGAGTTCTTCTTCAAGTTCAATGTAGATGGCTTACTGCGTGGTGACTACCAATCCCGTATGAATGGATATGCTGTCGGTCGTCAAAATGGCTGGATGAGTGCAAACGATATCCGTGAACTAGAGAACATGGACAAGATCCCACCAGAAGAAGGTGGCGATCTTTATCTTATCAATGGAAACATGACCAAATTAAAAGATGCTGGTGCTTTTGCCGCATCTACACAACAGGCATCACCTGAACAGGCTAAGCCTGAGGAGGAAAACAATGGAAAATAATACAATCAATCGCTTCTGGGCGTGGAAAGACATTCATATTAAAAATGAAAACACCCAGGAAGAAACAATAGAACGCACCCTATTCCTTGAAGGAACAATTGCAGAAGAGAGCTGGTTTGACGATGATATCACACCTGCTCTTTTTCGTAATGAGCTGAACCAAGGAACTGGAGATATCACAATCTGGATTAACAGTCCTGGTGGTGACTGTATCGCAGCAGCACAGATTTATAACATGCTGATGGACTACAAGGGAAATGTGACGGTCAAGATCGATGGCATAGCAGCTTCCGCCGCATCGGTGATTGCCATGGCAGGCACTAAGGTTTTGATTTCACCAGTGGCCATGTTGATGATCCACAATCCAGCAACAATTGCCATGGGTGATCACAACGATATGCAGAAGGCAATTGAAATGCTGGATGAAGTAAAGGAAAGCATCATCAACGCCTATGAGATCAAGACTGGGATGTCCCGCAATAAGATTGCGAGATTGATGGAAGAAGAAACATGGATGAATGCAAATAAAGCTATCGAACTTGGTTTTGCAGATGCGGTGTTAGATCGTTCCATATATAGCGAAACGATACTCCCTTCTCCAGGCAACCTCTACAGTGAAAAACAAGTAACTAATGTGTTACTCAACAAGATTCATGCAAAACGGCCGGAACGTAATGTTTCGGATTTGATGAGCAGACTTGACCTGCTCAAGCAGACAATGTAAGGAGGAAAAAACATGTCTACAATGACGATTCAAGATTTGATTGATAAGCGTGCGAAGGCTTGGAACTCCGCAAAGGAATTTCTGGATGAGCATCGTACAGACAAGG